GTAAAACAAAGTATTTGTTGTTTTGTTTCTACTGCTTGAACAAAAGTTGATCCACCACCAAGTCTTAAATCACCTGCTGTATTAGATGCAGTTGGAAACCAATCAATAGGATTTTCTTGAGATGAGAATCTAATTAACAACGGGTCTTGTACGCCATTACCTTGTGTTGTTGTAGTATTTTGGTATCTACCAGCAAACGCACCTATATATACTCCATAATCTGTTGATGTTAAAGTAGCACCTGCATCTTGCCCTATTATAGTCATACCTTGTGAGCCAGTAGTCATTGAATTACCAGCACCTAAACCCATAACAAAACTATTATTACCTACACCACCAACAGGTACGTTTATTAATGCAGATGTATTAGTACCTATAGAAACATCAGTTAAATCGTTCAATTCAGTAGCACCACCACCACCACCACCAGGTGTAGCAATCCAAGATAAAGTTCCAGTTGCGTTTGATTCAAGTATTTGATTAGCTACATTAGGTAAGGTATTTGGTAATTGTAATGTATAACTACTGCCCCCCGAATGATTAGGTCCTTGTATACCTACATAATGTGATGATGCTTCGCAATATAATTTAAGTAAACCTTGATCTGTGTTATCACCTAATATGCTTAACCCATTAGAATTAAGCCTCATTCGGTTAGTTGTGCCTATATCAAATAGTAACTCACCTAATGTTTGACCATTAGTATATATTTTTCCTTTTGTTGTATTAGATTCTTGAAATATTAATTGTGGGTTATCAGTATCATTAATAACAATTATAGCATCTCCATCTCCTTTTACCTCTAATTTAGCACTTGGTGATGTAGTTCCTATTCCTATTCCATTAGCATCTGAATATGCAAGACTATCTACTAATGTGTTTGAATCCCATTTTGGTAAAAAATTATCTGCACCAGTTGATGTAAAAGAAATTTTAGCGTTGTTGTTAGTAATATCTGTAGCTTGTTGTGTGCTTATTCCAACTTTGGCATTGTTATTTGTTATATCGGTTGCTTGTTGCGTTGTAATTCCCGTTTTAAGCGTATTTGCTGCTATTTCATCAGCTTGTGTAGTAGTTATACCTACTTTAGCGTTATTCGTTGTTATATCACTTGCTTGTTGCGTTGTGATGCCTACCTTTGCATTATTGGTAGTAATATCTGATGCTTGTGCAGGTGTGATGCCTACTTTTAAAGTATTCGCTGCTATTTCGTTTGCTTGACTTGTAGTAATTCCAACTTTAGCGTTGTTATTAGTAATGTCCGTTGCTTGTTGAGATGTTATTCCTACTTTGGCTGTATTCGCTGTAACATTACTATTTGCACTTACTCTTGCTTCGGTATAGTATAAATTATTTGTACCCTCATTTATATTATCAGTATCTAAAGTTACTGCACCCGTTAAACCATTAACTGAATCAACTGCACCACCAGCAGAAACAGTAGTAAAAGTAAAACCACCACTACCATCAGTTGTTAATACTTGACCATTTGATCCATCAGAACCTACATCATCTAATTCAAGCAATCCTAAAGAAACTGCACCCGTTAAAGAATTTACGCTATCTACTGTATTAACTTGCGCACCAGCTTCAATACCATTTAACTTTGTACTTGAAGCACTATCAAAAGATATTTTAGCGTTGTTCGTAGTAATGTCATTAGCTTGGCTTGTAGTTATACCTACCTTTAATGTATTAGCAGCTATTTCGTTTGCTTGTGATGTAGTAATACCTACTTTTGCAGTATTTAAAGCAACTGCACTATTTGTTTCAACTCTTGCATCTGTAAAATATAAATTTGTACCCTCATTTATATCAGTAGTTGTAAGTACAACAACACCTGTTTTTCCGTTTACACTATCTACTGCACCACTTGGTAAACCAAGTACTGTTGCGTTTGTTAAATCTAAAGTTCCAGTAAAACTTGCAGTTGATGTACCTATACTGAAAGTAGATGCGTTGCCTAAACCATCTGTTAAGTTTTTTTCTACTGCACCTATTACACCATTATCAGATGTTTTTATTAAACCCTCGTAAGTTTCAGATATTTTAGTATTAAATAAAGTTGCCATACTATTTCTTGTTTTTTATTTTTATCCTTTTTAAAAAGGTTTTTAGTTTTTCTATGTTTGCTTTTTTTGGTTTATAAATCATAACACCCATCCATTAAAAGTTGCATCATTACTTGGGTATATATCATCATTTATATTACTTGTGTATTCGGGATATGTAGTTTGGTTAAAACTCATAAAGTCAATAAATCTTCTGCTATACCATTCAGCGTTTGTTCTTGCTTTTTCTACTAAAAAATCTATTTCGTTTTTATCTACAGATTGTGAATTTTCTGATGTATGCTTAAATACTCCACCATTCTTTATTTGATACGCTGCAAAAGGCATATAGTTAGATTGTGCATACCATATTAACATTGGTGCTATGTAATCATCTAAAACTGTTTTCCATCGTGCATTAGCTGGTAAATCAATATTAGGTATTGCAGCAGTTAAACCATCGTACATTTTAGTTCCTATTATTTGTTGCACATCTATTTCTTGTGCAATCTTAATAAACTGAATAAACTTATCAGTATCTACATTACCATCCATAATTGAATTACGGATCAAATCAGTTCTATTTATAAATAAAGTTGTAGCCATTATCTTCTTGTATTACTTGGTAAAAACCCCTCATTAGGCATATCAATCGGTCTTTTTGCAACTAATGGGTTATTTTTTTCTGGTTTAAATCCTTTTCTTTTTGCTTCTGCTACACTTATAGCTGGTGCAGTTGGACTTTTAACATCTATTCTTTTGCTATCTAATGTAAACATATAAGTTTTTCTTGTCCAATAATGGTGACAAGCACCACCACCTTTATATAAATTAGTTTTTCCCCCTTTATGCAACCATATGGAATAAGTATCAGCACCTCTTGGTCCCCAGCCTGGATTAACTGCCTTATATCCCATTTGCAATATATCCTCTTTTCTGTATAGTTTTTTAGATGCTACCATTTTTTTACAAAAATCTCTTGATACATCTTTACCACCATCAAAGGTATCTTTTAATGGTGCATATTGATAACGTACTTTAAATGCAACCTCACCTACTGCTTCATCTTGGCTTGACTTACTATTTGGTCTTGATGTTCCAGTTGATACAAATTCCCACATTTTTGCTAATGTGCTTTTATCTTTTTTTTTATTTAATTGATCTATTTGATAATCTAATGCTTCTTCATCATCATAATCAACTTTTCGTTCATCAATCAAAGTCCAATTTTCTAAATCTTCATCTTCACCAAATTCATCAATAAAATTATCTAATTCTGTTTTTTCTTTAGACATCTTAACACAATTAGGTACTTCCTTACCATCTTTTATTTTTGTACCATATTGTTCGTAACCATCCCAACAAGGTGCTTTTAATTCTTGGTGTGTTTCACAAGGCATATAATATGTAACACCCTCAACTTCGTGTTCGTGATAACCACCACAACCCATTTCTTCAGCTACCTTTATTGCTTCTTCTTTGGTTTCGTATGCTTCTTTTCCATCAATTTTTTTCAATGATAATTTTTCCATTTCAACACCAGTTTCTTCTTCTATAGTTTCATCATCTTGTACTGATTTATCTACATCTGTAAATTCTAAAGGTTGTAACGTTGTAAAATATAGATTTAAACTAATTTCATTGTAAGCAAGTATTTGATCAAAACAATCAATTAGAAGTTCTTGAAATGGTCTTATAACTGTATTATCCATTAAAAGAGATGCAGTCTTAATTTCATCTGCATTATTACCTAATCCACTACTATCTTTTATACCTAATAACATAGGAGATACAATACGATGTGCAACCATTATTTTCTGTGTGCTTTCCTCACTTAAAAATTGGTATTGATTGTGTGCATCGCTTAACTGTACAGGTGTTATTTCTGCTTGACTTTCTTTGTTGTCATTAAAAGCCAATATAAACTTCCCAGCATTAGATGTACCACTAAACTTTTGTGCTATCTTCTTTTCTATTAATTGTCTTTCTTGTTGGTTAGGTGTTCCGTTGTTAAAGTTAATCAACATTGATGGTGCAAGACCATTCATAATATTGTTGAGGTGGTAATTAGATACTTCCTCCTCTAATTCTGCATATTGCAATCCACCTTGATAATCTACTGGACTGTAATAATAGAAACCACTTTTATATGGTTTTATGTAGTAAATTTCTATATCCTCTTTAGACATTCCATAAGCTGGTATTCTTAAAGGTACATCATTACGTTTTATATTTACCCAATCTTTAAAATAATAATAAGCAGGTATTTCCCCATCTGCATTGCATTTTTCAGCACGTAATGTTTCAATAGGCATATGTTCTAATTGAACAATCTTACTACGATCCTTTGAGTAAATTACTTGTATTGCAGCATTACCCATTAATTTAAGATCGTAACACACTTTTCTAACCACATCTTTTTTAAACAATGCAATCATTTGTGCGTACTCATTAGGTTTTCGGTTGCTATCAGTAGCATTCAATCCTTTTCCATATATAGCTTGACTAATACCATTAATAGCAGCGTTGTTAGTAGGACTTCCATTATATCTATCTATTAGGTATTGGAAATAATTGTTATCTGCACCATATTCAATCCAATCCTTACCATTAACTTCTTTAATTTCGGGACTTGTATATGTACTTAAATTAACAAAACCAAATTCTGAAACCTTTGATGCTTTTGTAAATTGCCCTTTACTATTTCTTTGTCTTTTCATATTACTATATAAGTATTATCATAACCATTGTAGGTTGTATATTGCCCTTTATTTAAGTTATAATAGTCATTATTATTTTGATCTATATCTTGGTCTGTGCAGAATATTCTATCTTTATAAATAACTCCATCATTTGTATCATCTACATTCCAAAGTGTAGTATCGTTTTGCCATAAATTAAAATTTGTATTCCAAAAACTATTTGCAGTTTCTAATGTTACATCGTAAAAATGATTTTCTACTAATATAGGGTTAAATATATTTGTAAATGTTAAATAATTACCTACTTGTGTTGCACCCGTAATTTGATATGTTTTTACTACGTTTGTACTATCATTACGTATAGACATAATAAAATCGGTTAAGTAATCTCGTGGTATTACAGATAACGTTTGTGCAGTTGCACTTGTGGTTAATATAATCATCGTATATATAACGTAAATAATTACTTAATTTGTAGAAATTTTATTGTAAAAAAAAAGCACCCTATAAAGGATGCTTAATTTATTAACTAAAATTAAAATTATGCAGTTGGATCAATTTGTGTTGCATCTGGTGTTACTGCTGCATCTAAAAAGTAAGGTGCAGTTTCTTCTAATCCCTCAAAGGTAAGTGTGAAACCACTTAAATCTCCTGCTGCTGCTCCCGTTACTACTGTACCACCTGTACATTCCATTCCATTTTCAAACCCACATAAGAAACTATTACCATAATAATCTTCAACTACAATATATGGTCTTGCTACTGCAAGTATTTGTAGTTCTGCTTGTGTTTTTGCATCTAAATATGTTAATGTTAAATTTAAAGTTTGTGTATAAAATGTAGTCCCATTTTCTCTACTACTTGTTACAGTAGTTTCTAAAGATGAATTACCTTTTACATCAAATTCAAACCAAGTTGGGCTACCAGTTATTGTAGCTACTTTTGTTGAACTATCTACTGTTACTGCAGTTATACCACCATAATCAGCAAAATATACTCTTTTTATGCCACCAAAGGCACTTTTACAAGGTATTTTTCTACCCGTTGTTAATAAACACGCCATTTCTTTATATTGTTTTAAAAAAAAAGGGTAAGTAGATAATAACCTACCTACCCTATTTTATTGATTAATTAATTTACTATGCGTATTCTACGATATCAGATCCAATTCCAAATTGTACTCCTGATGTAAAACGCATTACCATTCTTACGTTGTTAGAAGCATCTAAATCTGCCATATCCAATACTTTTACAACATTAGTATCATTTAACAATCCCGTTCCAAAGTATAAGTTGCTTCTTTGTGCTGCATACATTTTGTTTGCAGACATTCCAGGACATACAAAAATCTTAACTCCATTTACAGTTAAACTTCCATTATTCCACCATTGTGTTCCCATATTGTTCACACCATTTGCACCAAGTCCTGCTGCTGCAAAACCTCCTAATGCTTGTACATAGAATTTAGCTGCTGCTGAACCTATATATAGGAATAAATCTTCTTTTCCGTAAAGTGCTGCTGGAATAGCATCTACTACTTTAGATAATTCTGCAATTATATTTGTTGCATCTAATCCACCACCAACTGCTGCTACTTGCTGACCTGCTGGTATATCACCTGCTGCTGCTGCTGCTGCAATTAGTTTTTCAAACCCATCAAATGAATTGTTAGTACCTGCACCAGTATCACCTTGCCAAATACATAATTCTGTATTTTGTGCTACTTCTGCTGCTACGTGAGCAATCATAAAGTCTGCGAATTTAGGTGGTAAAGTTTGACCTAAACCATATCCCATTTGTTGTGCTTCCCAATCGTTCACAAAGTCATACTTACATAATTGTAGGTTAACTTGTAATTCATTAGGTTGTATAATTCTTTCAGTTAATGTTACAGTTGATGTAGGTGTAAAATCACAACTTGCTGCACTTACTACTGCACTTGTTGCTAATTTTTTGATCACTTCTTTATAAGCAATATTTGCTTTTACAGTTAATCCACCATCATCAATAGTTGATGCAGATAATAAAGCTGCTGCTATATACTCCCCCGCAAATTGTCCCGCATAGGTGGTCGTGATATTTACAGTAGTTGCAAGTTCGGTTTTTCTTAAATTTGCCATTTCTATTTTATTTATTTAATTTATTTAATACTCTATCTAATGTTGTGCTAAATTTACCTTTTGCAAACTCTACACGATTTTTTGTTTCAGAAACTCCCTCTGGATTGTGCTTGATTGGTTTTGCTGCTGCTAATTCCTCTTTTGGTGCTTCCTCAAATTTTTCGGTAATTGTTCTTGACTTCATTTTACCCTCAGATGACATTTCTTCTTCTTTAGCATCATCTTCTTTTTCCATCTTGTTTTCTTTGTCTGCTTTTAAATCAGCAATAGCATCTTCAAGGTTTTTTATTCTTTTTTCCATACCTTTCCAATCTGCAACATCAGCTTCTTCTGCTAAATCTTCTGTTTCATCTTTAGGTTCTTCTTCTGCTTCTTCTTTAGCTGGTACATCATCAGATACATCTCTTACATCTGCAATAATACCCTCTTCTTCTACGATCAATAGTTTACCATTTTCAAGGATATACTCTCCAACTGGCATAGCTACTTTTTCATCATCAGTAACGATAAATACTTCGTTACCTTTTTCTAATGCGTCTGTTGTAATAACAGTTCCATTTTCTAACTTCATTTCCTCAAGGTTTACCTCGATGTTTAGAAGCGTTTTTATGTCGTTTAACATTTTGGTTGCTTTCATAATACTTATATAACGATTTTTAATTAATTTTTTGCGTTTTCAGTCTGTTCTTGTTATTACACCAATGCCTTGCGCCCTCATAGAGCCATCACAACAGTCAATAGAATATGTATTGGTATCCCAACATAAACAAGCACGTGATGAACCTTTAGGTGATGTTCTACTTGGTATATATGTTTTGTTGTTTCTTTGCATTTAGTTTACAAATTGCATTTTTAATGCTTTTAATATTTCTCTGCTTGATTTGTCAATTTCTTTTAAAGTATTAGAAATATCTGATTTATAAATTTTATATTTACCATCTAAATCAACACCTAAATCTTTTGCTGCATTTTCAAGTTCTTGATACCTTGCATTTGCTTTTAAATATGATTTACCAGCAGCATCATATTTATCCAACATATCTTTTAATGCATTTTCTATTTTAAAAGAACCATTATATGCATTTGTAACTAATTTATTTGCATCATTGTATTGTTTTTCAAAATCTTGAGCAATACCCAACTCAACTTTTGCTAACTCTATATTCTCTTTTGTCATTTTACCCAACACCTTTGATAATCTACTTTTCATCTTTTAATATATTTATGATTTTATTTAATGTTTCTTTGCGTTAGAATAAATTAGATACTTTTTTTAATGCTTCACCTTTTTTAATAAAACCATCAGCTAAATCTTCAAGTTTTTTCATCTGTGGTGGTACTGGCACACCTATTTCTTTTGCTACTTTAACAAGTTCTGCATATTTATTTTTAAAACCATTACCAGCCCTTAACAAACCATTGTAACCATTAATTTCACTTGATAGTTTTTTTTCAATAGATAAACCTCTTTTTATTAAATCTTTTAATTCATCTGCAATAGTCAACTCAACTTTGCCTAATTCTGTTTTTTCTCCTTTAACTATTTTTTCTATTTTAAATAGTAATTCTTGTGCTATTTTTTCTTCTGACATATCTTCTTTAATTTTATCTTTAGGTGATTCCATTTTGTCTGCAAAGTAACCCTCAATAGAAAAACCTTTAACTTTATTTGTTTTAACATACTCTTGCCATATTTCATCATTATTAACTTTTACTGCACCCATCCAAGTTCCTACTGGTACATTCAATCCGTATTTTCTTGATTTGTCTTGTACCTCATCCTCTACCAACCAGCTTTCAACAAGTGTTAAACCATTTAAAGTTTCGCTATGTTCTAATGTACTATTGTTTTGATAGCCATTCTTTAAATACATTTGTGATGCTTTTTGTACTGTATCTTTAGAAAAGTAAATATAATAATCACCCTCTGATCCATTTCTGTAAATAGGTTTATTAGGTATTAATAAAGCACCCATTAATATTTTCTTATCCTCATCTACTTTAGCTAATTTTATTTCTTGGTCTTTTAAAGCAATAAAATCTGATTCAATAGCTGGACTTTCTACAATAGATATTGCTTCTACTCCAGTTTCCTCTTGTTCCTCATCTAATATTAGTTCTATTATTTTCATAATTATATAACGTATTTAATTAAAAATTTTGCGTTTATCCTATACTTGCACCCTCAATAATATTTCTATCTAATTCTTGTGCTGTAGATACATCACTTGAAACTACAAATGCTTTTACTGGTTGTTGTGTTTGTCCACCTATTGCATCTGCTAATTGATTTGTTTCACTTGCACCTACCACATTAAATGCAGGTGCGCCACCACCACCACCATTTGATGTTTCTATTCTTGGACTTGTTATATTTTGTTTACTTGCGCCTTTCATAGCTTTTAATGCTCCTTTAATAGCAGATACTATACCTACAGCTTGTGCAGCGTAACCTATAATTAAAGGTATATTTGCAGGAAATGGTGCTGCACTCGCAGTTTTTGCTGCACCACCTGCTACATCAACACCACTTTCAGCAGCCTTAACAGTAGCTTTAGTTGCAGATTGTTTTGCAGTAAATAATGTTCCTTTAATTTCCATTATCATTTCCTTTGCCATTAATAGTTGTTTAGCTATTAACATAGCTTGACCAAATTTAGTTTCTTCTCCACCTATTGTCATTAAATCATTTAAAACTTTATGTTGCATAGCAATTTTTTGTTCTGCTATTAATTTTTCTTCTTCTGCAATCTCTTTATCCCTTGTTAAATTTTGTTGCCTTGATTGTTCCATAAATTCATCAAGTGCTATCTGTGCATCTACCTTTGCTTGTGTACCTGCTGTTGCTTCATCTACTATTGCTTGTAGCCTTGCTTCTTGTAAAACCTTTTCTTCTTCATCTATTAACTTTTGTGCTTCTAATCTTGCAAGGTTATCTTCTATTGTTTCAGCATTAAATCGTTTCTTTTCTATTAATAAATTAGCATCACTTTCTAATTGTGAATTACTTAACTCTAATAACTCTTTGTTTAATGCTAAATCATTTGCTTTTTGTTCTGATCTAAAACCCTCTATCTGTGCAAGTACTCCCTCTTTTTCTGCTTGTGCTTCTAATACTCTAACATAATCTTCATTCTTACCAGTTAATTCAAATTGTGCTTGAGCAGCAGCTAATACTGTATCTGCATTTTTAAGCATTTCTTTTTCTTGCTCATCAAGTACCTTGTTTAAATCATTGTTGGCTTTTATTCTATCTGTAATACTATTACGTTCCTCATCTCTTATTTGCCTTAACTTTTCTGCTTCTCGGTCTTTTTGTTCTAATACAATTCGTGATTGTGCTATTGCTATTTCTGCTGACTTTTTTAAAGCAAGATTTGACTTTGCAACTTCAGTTGCAGCAGTAACACTTACTTCAGAAAATTCCTTAACTATGGTATCTCCTATTGCACCAACCTCACTTACTGCTTCACCAAAATTATCTATAATATCAGTACCTGCATCTTTAAATTCTTGTGCTACCTCAACAATATTTGTTTTAGTTTCTAATATATCTGCATTTAATTTTTCAATAGTAGCTGCATCTTTCCCACCAAAAAAACTATTTTCCCAAGCTAACATAGCTTCTTGAATACCTAATTTTATAGCATAAAAAGAAAATTTAAGTGGGTTTATAGCAAGTGTTAATATTCCACTTAATACTTTCCCTAATGCATCAAAATTATCAGTTGTCTGTGTTACGGACTTATATATATCAGTAATTGCACCAAGCACTTGATTAAAAACTATTTGTGCAGTTTCAAATACCAAATTTAAAGCATCCATTACTTCTTGGTTTTCTCTTATAGCACCACTAACAAATTCAAATGCTTGTTGTAACAAAAATACAATACCACTTGCCTTTGCTAAATTACCAATAGTTAAACCAACTTTTTTAATTCCTTTAGCACTATCAGCAGATGCTTTTTCTACTGCCTTAATACTTTTAGCTGTTTCCTCATTTGCCTTTACAACTTCCTTTTCTAATTTAGCGTATTCTTTTTGAAACTCATCAAGATTTTTAACAGCTTCCTTATATTTTAACTCAAAATCTACAACTACTTTTTGTGCCATTTTCTATCTCTTTTAATTTGTTTTATACCCTCAGATAATTTTTCTGCAAGTTTGTTTTTGCCTTGTGCAATTCTTATGTTTTCTGTTTCTCCGTTTACTACTTGTAACAAGTCAATTATATTTTTTATCATAAATCACAATTTAATAATTCAAAATCTGTTTTACCCGTTGTAAGATCAGTAGTCATTGAATTAATTTTATAATATTTTTGCCCTATTTCTATTCTATCATATAATTGTAAACTACTAAATATTTTATATGGTAGGTATGCAGTAACTTTTGTTAATCTTCTTGTTGGACTAAACACCTCGTTTATATAATTGCTATATTGCGTTTGAAATAAAGTATCAGTAAAAGCAGTAGCATTATCACTGTCATTTGCCCTATATTCGTTTATATAATTATCAAAATGTATATTAACCTTGCTTACAGTTGGGTTAAGTTGTACGCTATTGCTTGGTATAAAATATTGATTGATAAAATTTTTGTTACCTGCTAAATCTCTAACTGCGATTTTTGTGCTTGGTAGTACCATTGGTACACTATAAAATATTAATGGCTCTCCTATGTATGCCTCTTGGTTATCATCTACAAAAAGACCATATTGTATATCTGTTATAGTTCCATTAGGTGCTTGATTTACTAACCTTTCAAACATCATATGTTCAAATGGTATTTCTATTTTATATTCCGTAGTTGGTGTGTCATAAATATCCCCATCTAATGAATAACTACTTGATCCCCAAACTCTATTGTTTATTTGGTTAAATTGTTGTGCTAAAAATGTTTTAACACCTTTGTAAGTAAAATTAACTTTAGAAAAAGGTAATGCAATATCTACTGATGACTTTGTAGTGTCTATATATTCATCAATATTTACTGGTACAACTTGCCCTTGTAATTTTGGTGCTTTGTCGTAAAATTCATCTAAAGGTTGTACTACAATAATATTATTTTCTACATATGCAGTTAAATTAAACATTTGAAATAAAGCAGTTAGAAAATCTATAATTTTCATTTTAGGTATTTGCTCTAATATGTTAAATTCTATGGTTAAGGTAGTGCTAAAAGCATTTGTATTGCTATATCTATAAATAGAATTTTCGAAAATAATATTTGGAGGACAACAATCAAAAATAGTTTGTGTTGACCTAACATACCATTCTATATTTCCTGCAGGAAAATCAATAGTTGATGCACAAGCTATTTGAACAAGCAACGTACTTCTGTTATCTAAATCATTATCAAAATCTATGGTTTGGTTACCTACTTGGTCAACAAAACCACCAACTTCAACATTACCATTTGTTATATTATATACCCTAACACTATACGGAGTATTTTGTTGGGTAGGTGTAAATGAAATACTAATATCAGTAAATCTACTGTATTGTTCTGGAGTTTCAGCAGGATAATTTAATTGTAGATGTAAAAAATAACCACTTAATATAATAGAATTTTGATCACCCGTACCAGTTGCTGATGTTAGTTGAAAATTAGGTACTGCATTATAAACCCTTTGCACTTGTTCTGTAGGCTCAACTGCACCTTTTTTACGATGCAACCACATATATAAATGGTCAAAATCATCATTAGACGTATCATTAAAAAAATCATTAGAAAATGTAATGCTTGGATATTCAGTTTCTATTGCAGATATTATAGCCCGTAATCTTATAGCATATTTAAATTGTGTAAATTCAACTCCGTTGTCAGCAAACAAACCATTAGTACTCCAATATAAATTATTAGGTCCTACTGCACTGGTACTACTATTATAAAATAACCTATCTGTATGTGTAATTAAAGGAACAATTATATTGCTTAACCTTTCATTTTCCATTGTATCTAAAACATTAGTGTAATTATATAGTTGGTCGTAATCTGATAGTTCAGTTAAGTTACTTAATTGGTCATCACCTAAAATATCTTTTAAATTAACTGTATCACCATAAAAAGTAACCTTATATGTGTGTGGTACATTGTTTTTTAAATTAACACCAGTTAAAGCTATTTTACCTGTTTTAAATGGTAAATCATTTAACTCCAGGAACGCATCTACTTTGGAACGAGCATCAAAACCATTGGCTATATCATAGTTGTAATAATGCTTAAAAATTGCATTATTTTTTTTGGAAGCTGGTAATGCAAAAGTTTTAGTAAATTCAGTAAAGATTTTTTTTAAGTCTTTTACGTTTTGTATTGTTTGAGTAAAAGAAACATTTTCATCTTTAAATTGGTCTACCCTACTATCGGGTAAATCATTACCTATATATAAAACTAACTTTTGTTGCATTATCTAATATTGTTTATGTAATCAAATGCTTCTTCAAACTCAATAGTGTATTCTATTAATCGATCATTAACAGATGTTTTAAATTGTATAGATGATTTTTTTACTTTTACGGGTATAACCTCATCAGTTCCCGTTGTTTTGTTTGGTCTTTCGTACCATACATATTCACTTAATAAAAGTTCTTCAAAGAAATTATTAGCACCTTGTGGGTAATAACCACTACTTAAAGTAAATGTTTGTTTAGCAGTTGTGTTAAATGTTTTATTAGGTGCATCAGAAATAGAATATGTAGCAGGGTTATTTGTACTTGGGTATGTTAATATATTAGCCTTGTAGTTTTCATTTTGCCTTGCAAGTGTTTTTGTTTCTTTTAAGAAAAACCATATATCTTGTTGAACACCATATCTATTTATAAATATTATTTTTCTACCTGCACCATATTTAGTACATTCTATTCTTTTTATAGTTGATGGGTAACTACCACCTATTGCAGTAGCAGCTTGTCCAAAAAGAATAACTTGTATTTGACTTCCTATTGTTTGTGGTACTCTACCAGTAAAAGCAGAAACACCAAGCACACTTTTTGGATAGTATAGTTGCACTTCGTTTGTATCGGGGTTTTTAGAAATTAAATAGGCTGCAGTTGGTAAATCGGGGTTAGTGCCTTCTTCAAAATATCCGTAACCCTCAAATCCAGTATCAGTAAAAGTAGTTGCTGAACCAACAACCAATCCTGTACCATCTAAACCACTATAATTAGTTAATGTTGTAGTTATAGCTATTTGTTGTGGTACATAAGTTGCATCGTAATATATATCTAAATAATCTCTTGCAAGTTCTGATATATCAAAATTTACAGTTGTATTTTTTCTTACGTTTTTTATTAATGTATATCTTAAAACACTATCAATAGTAATTTGACATATAGTTGATGCTACACCGCTTACTGGTATTTCTTTGTATTTAAATTGTGGACTGCGTAAAGCTAATCTTGCCATATCTTATAAATCTTTTATTTCATTTTTTATGTCTGATACAAACCCATTCTCAAAGTCTGTTAGATATTTATTTATTCCCCTTTCAAATGGTTTACTAAAAAAATTAGTTGCTTTTAATCCTTTTTCAAATATGCTTCTTGCAATTAAATACTTTAAACTTTTTCTTGATAGAAACCTACCCTTTTTATCTCTTGGTGCTATTTTTCTTTTAATTACCCATTGGTCAAATACTCTTGTGGGGGGCATTTTATTAGTGTATTTAAAAGGAGATTTACTACTTTGTGGATATACTGACTTTGCACCCTTTACACCTTGATCGTGAAAAGTACCATAGTCCTCCATTAGAAATTGTACTAATATATCGTATTCATCTTCAATTATTTTATAATCAAGTGAATTATATAATGCACCACCACCATTTTTATTTTTAGTTAAATTAGTGCGTGATTGTTGAATCACATATTTTGCATATCTATTAGCTGCTATTTCTAAATTAGTAAAGTCCATTAGCAGATAGTTATATCATTCCAAATTAATATATCTATACTTGCTGACCAACCTGCTAACATATTTTCAAACCTATCATAAAAAGGTTCACAACTTGGATTGCCCTCAAGCTGGTACATATCTTTATGTAAATTACCTTTTCTTAAAACTTGTATTAGTTTATTTAATACACCTAATTGTGTGTTAAGTATATCTTGTTCGTTATTGTTACCTACAAACCTATCAAGTGTTAATTCTTTTGATTGGTCTACAATGTCTGCTGCAATTACTGTAATACTAAATCTTAATACTTGTTCTTCTGCTACTACGCTATTTACGATGATATGACCTAAAGGAAATATATCTTGTTTGTTAAGGTTTACATCTGATATATCACCAGTAGAAACTGTATTGATATTTACATCTGCAAGTAGTTGTTCTTTTATGGTTTCAGTTAATTGGTAATAACCTCTTATTCCTTGATTGCTCATTTCTTATATGTTTTATATTTTATTAAACCAACCAAAATACTAATTACAATAAGTGTATAGATGTTTATATGGCTTTCACCACAAGTGCCTAATATATGTTCAATACTTTCAATCATTTAAATTTATTTTTAATTTGTTTAGCCTCTACTTCGCTTTTATCTTTCATAAATGATAACATCATAAAACATTCGTGTGCTGTTAATTTAGTGATATCTTTAAATCTTCTAATATCTCCTTGAGCAAGGGCAAAGATTGATTGATACCAACCCCATTTTCTTCCAAAATTTGCTTGTGCATTAAGTTCTGTTCCTCCTCCGTTTCCAAATAATTCATCATAGTTTTTGACAAGTCTATCCCTAAATTGTAAAAAAAAAATATAGATCCAAATACAATATCTAATGGTATTTCATTTAATGGGGATGTTGTTTCTGCATCATATTCTTTGATCGTGTATTTATCTTTTATTTTATCTTTTATTGGTCGGTATAGAACATTCATTGCAATATGCATTTTTTCCCAATTACCAATGTAGGTATCTAAATCTACATATTCACCTAATGTAATATCTTCCAGGTTTGGTATAAACCCATATTCAATATCACCTAATTTAAACGTTTCTATTAACTGTGGTTTATCTTCAAATATTTTATTTAATATTCCTATTATTTTATCTGTATCAGCTAACCTTAACTTTCTAACAGTTTCTGCATCTATATTGCAGAATATTTCTATCATCTTACATTTTATAAAATGATTATCAGTAGTTGTTTCTTGTATTTTAACAAACCTTTGATATTGTTTTAATGTTATTTCAGATAAGTTATTAGGTACTATTAATTCAATTTCCATATTTATATAACGTATTTATTTATGTTTTTTACTATATGCAAGGTAATAAAAAAAAGGTAAACATTTCTGCTTACCCTTTTCTCTCATAAAAAAAACTAACTACTACTAAATCATACTTGCTTCGTGAACAACTTGTTGAACAATATTGTTTATCTTCTTGCATTTCTGTGCCACATTCGTAACATTCATACGCTGCTTGTTCGTGTGGGTTTAAAAAATCATCCCAACTCATTTTCTACTATTTTTATATCACCATTAACATAGTGTTCAGCAACTTTATTATTCTTTAATTTAATTACCTTATATGGTTTTATACTGTGGGTAATTAATCTTGCTTCGTAAAACATCTTTAATCTTTTCATATCTATATATTAAATAAAATTGATGATAGTGTTCTACCTGCAAAGTAACATATTGCAAATATTAAAAAACACCTTGTTAAGGTTTTTGATATTTTGCCTAATTTAGATCCTATGCTTTGTTTCATTTTATTATGTTTTTAATTTGTACTATGTCTACCGTTCCATATTTTCTATGTACGTTTCTTAAATATACTTCAGCACAATCAATTTGTTCTTGATTATTAGAATATAAATAAGTTTTCAGTTGCTCGTTTATTTCTGTTAGTTCTGTTTTCATAGGTGCAATATATAAAATATTATTTAATTAACAAAATTGTTAAGAAACATAATAAGTTCCCCTATTAGGGTTTTGTAGTTGGTATGAAACAGAATACCTTATGGCATCTATAATATGATTGAATTTATCTTGTGGTGTTTTAGACTTTTTCTCTAACCAACTATAATTATTAAGTTCTTTAATTAAGTTGATACTGTTTTCTTCTATTACTAAATCATAATCTTGCAATAAAGATATTCCATAGGTTATTGATCCAGCACCTTTAATTGATGCAACAACATTACAACCCTTTGCTTTTATTTCGTGAATCAATCTTAATTCAGCACTATCTGCTACTATTAAATTGTTTCCAGCGTGTTTTAAATTCAGTTCAGCAATTTGTGATGTAGTAAGTGCTTTTAAATAAAAACATTCCTTTAAATAGATTATTTTGTTTGTAGTATCTATATTAGTTTCTACTAAAGTATTTTCATCATTTGCAAAACCGTAATCTTGACCAAAGACCGAAACACCTACTTTTTTAAATTCACCTATTGACCAATTAGTAAATATTACACCCTCAGCTTTTTCTAACCAACCACCAAGCATTTGATGTTTGTATTTATTTGGTCTGCGTGTTTTAATGCTTTCTATCTGCTCTAAATAACTTTTTGATAGGTTTTCTACATTATCTAAATAAGTAGTGTGTATGTACGTTGTATTGCCTTTTGTGATATTACTACCAGCTTGTACGCCTTTGTCTTGAAAAAATCTGTTGTATATCCAATGTTCTTTTGTAACTGGGTTCAATATAAGTATAACCCTATTTTTGTTTTTTAGGTTTCTAACTGATAGATCTATTTTATCAAATATGTTTTCATCTGCAAGTTCTTCTGCTTCATCCATTACCCAAGTAGATATATTAGTAAGTGATTTTAAGTTTGCAGTTTGATCCCCACTTGATGTTTTGATACCCTTGAATATTATCTTGCTACCCGATAGCTTATTTATTATTTCGTTTTTAGTTATATAGAAATAGTCTTGTAGTTCAAGTGTTTCTATTTTGTCTATAAATTCGGGTATGATAGATATGTATGCAGATGATAAAGTAAACCTTGTAAATAGAATTGAATGTCCTGCTTCAAATGTTAAAAGCAAAAGCAATAAGTTTATTGAATAAGACTTACCCGAACCACGCCCACCAGTTACAATAAAATACCTGGCATCAGATGTTTTTATTGGTTCGTACTTTAAGTTTATATCTATCACTTAAACCTTATAATATCTTTAAAGTTTATATTGAAACCCTCGCTTGAATTTATGTCTACTGTTTCTTTTGGTTTACCATATCTATAACCAAAGTATAAAGACATTGCTCGTGAATCACCCTTGAAGATTTGTTTGCCTAATGTTTTGATCACCTCATCATTGTCAATTAGATTATCTAACTTTTCAATTAGTTTTAGTTCATCAGCTTTCTTTGGTCTACCAGCACCCTCTCTTTTTCCTCCGTTATTTTTTCTTTTATCCATATTGATAGTATTTTGTTTATTCAATTATATAACGTTTTAAAAGTTAAGTTTTAAATTAATATTATTAATTCTTTCTTTTGCTATGTTGAAATAGTTATCATCCATTTCAATTCCTATAAAATTTCTGTTTGTGTTTTTTGCTGCTACTCCAGTTGAACCGCTACCCATAGTAAAATCTAATACTGTTTCGTTTTCGTTGGTATATGTTTTTATTAGGTACTCCATTAATGCAACTGGCTTCTGTGTTGGGTGAACCTTGCCTTTCTGCTTTGCGTTACTAAACTCTATAATTGAAGAAGGGTAGTAATCATCATTGAAGTTATCAATAGGGTTTTTTAACTGTCCGTATGTTTGAAATTCTTTAGTTGGTTGTATTTTTTTATTTCTAAACTTACCCTTTGTCATTTGTGGGTTGTATACATTCTTTGCATTAAAAACGATAATATCTTCGTGCTGTCTTAATGGCATTCTTTTACAGTTCAACATTCCTACTTTAGATTTTTTATTCCACACCCAATCATATTTAAAATTCTTAATATTACTCATTCTTAAAGCACTACTAAACGGTTCACTTCCAAACAATACAATAGCACCATTAGGTTTTATAATTCTATTTAGTTGTTCCCACATAGGTTCAAAAGGTATTATGCTATCCCATTTACAAGCAGTAGTTCCGTATGGTGGATCGGTTATTATAGCATCAATACTATTATCTTGTATTGTTTTCATTACTTCTATACATTCCCCTTTTATTAATTGCATTTTAATTTTAGTTTAATTTTAGTTTAATTCTTTCTTTTGCTATATTAAAATATTTATCATCCATTTCAATACCTATAAAGTTTCTATTAGTGTTTTTACAAGCTACGCCAGTACTTCCAGAACCCATAGTTAAATCCACTACTAAATCATTTTCATTACTAAAGGTTTTTATTAAATCTTCTAACAATAAAACAGGCTTTTGCGTTGGGTGGTGTCCATCATAATCTTTTTTGTATTTTAAAATATTGGATTTGTATTTATTTCCTTCCCATAAGTTAAATGTACTTGCAAACTTCATTTTAAATTTCTTGTCTATTTCTTTAAGTTCTGCAAACTTTTTAAACCCTTGCATTTCATCAATTTTAAAATGCTTTATAATATCGTTATAAGTTTCTAAAGTGCATAAATCAAATTGAGAACTATTAAATCTAAAAACGTGGTCAACTCTTTGTCCTATTGTTTCAATTATTCTTTTTTTAGTGCCACCAATAAATTCAAAAACTTTTTTAAAATACGGTCTTAATGGGTGCAACCCTTCAAATTCGTTATTCTTACTAAAAACTAAAACATCTTCGTAATAATTTACAGGTGCTTTTTTACTTAATAAAGCATTTGCAAAATTATCTTTTTCCCAAATCATTCTATAACTGAATGGAATATTCGGTATTGCTTTACTTACCAATTCATTTGTGAATGGTTCTTGAGCAAACAAAACCATTTTTCCGTTCTTTCTTAATATTCGGTTTGCTACCTCGTAAACCTTAGTAGTATCAATAACATTATCCCATAAATGTCCATCGTGGTTTTTTCTTCCATAACCTACAAAATCCTCGTTTATACCTTTCATTGTTCCATAAGGCAAATCAGTTAAAATAAGGTCAACGCTTCCACTTTTTATTTTATCACTTTCAATCAAGCAATCTCCTTTTATTAATTGCATTTTAGTTTAAGTAATTTTTTAAACAGTTCTTTTCTTCTTTTACCATTAGGTAGTTTATCAATAAGTTGTTGTATTCTTTGTATTTGTTTTTTCAAAAGTCTAAAGTAAATGTTACTATAAATAAATATAGTTTTATAGTTCTATAATTATATTCTTCTGTTGCTTGTAAAAACTCCCACCCTAACATAAATCTATCGTGTGGGTAGTGCAGTTGTATTTCTAATTCCCAATCCATATTTTATTTTTTTTTGATCGTTTATGTATTTAAATCTTTCTGTAATTGTCATAACTCTTAAAATCTTCTCATCTACTTTTTTTGCCATATCTATTTTTTTATTCCTTTGAATATATGTTTAACTATGTCAACAGTCCAACCATCTCCAATTAAATCTCCAGCTTTCTTTTGATTAACAATAGATGTATATCCTTTTGGGATGTTATGTAGTTTTTCCATTTCATTTTGATTAACAGTTCTGATATTATCATTCCATAAAAACTTTTTATTATCATAAATAATAGTTAACATTCCAGTTGTTTCATTTCTATTTTTTAAATACTTATTAGTACTGTATTTCTCGCTTATACTACCAGTATTAGTATTTAGTGATGTATGTTTTCGTTTATTTGTATATCCACTATCTAAAATACTTTGTAATGTTGTTAATGTATCTTTAGGTTGTTTTATTTGACTTATTAGTCTACCAGTTAAATCATAACTAAAAGGTGGTATGTTAGTCCAATACAATCTATCTCTTAATGCTCCACTAACTAAACTACCACATAACCTTACTGGTTCACAATTTAATTCATTACATATAAACCAATAATTATAATCACTCATTATTACATTTTCAAGTAAAAAATATGTAGGTTTACATTCTTCTAAAAGTCTTATGTACTCAAAAAATAAACTACTTTTTTCTCCATCAACACCTTTTCGTTCTTTATTTGCCCTACTAAAATCTTGGCAAGGGCTTCCCCCTATCAATAAATCTATTTTTGGCAAGTCTGTTGATTTTATTTTAGTTACATCTCCTAATTGTATTGTATTAGGATAATTGTGTTGTGTTACTTCTATTGCTGATTTTTTTATTTCTGATGCAAAATATTTGTTTACTTTAATTCCTAATTTATCAAGTGCTATTTGTCCACAAGACATTCCATCAAATAATGATAATACATTCATCATCTTAAACTTGCTCTTGCATCAGCTACTGTTGGTTCACCAATAATTATATCGTAAACTTCTTCACGTTCTGCATCTTTACGTTTCCATTCAAAAGACTTTAGTACAAGTTCAGCACGTTCATCATATACCTTTTTATCATCATCAGATAGTTTTCTGTATGCAGTTTCGTTTTTGGTTAGTTCGTAACCTAAATTTTTAGGTATTTTTAAAGCCAGTAAATCGTTGTACTTTTCTTTTAACCTATTGTATTGTTCTGCATCTTTATAGTATGTTGTTACTTGTTGCCCTAATACTTCTATTCTATATATATCATATAGATTTGATAAGTGCTTATTTTTCATTAGTTCATCGAATAGGTTTTTTCTTGCGTGTAATACTGTTGCGTGATCCCTATTAACTATTTTGCCTATTTTTTGCAATGACCAACTTGTAGTATCAGTTGCTAATTTAAAGTACAATGTTCTAAACAATACTACTTCTGCTTTTCTTGATCTTGTGCTTATATCATATCCAGTATGTTTATCTACATAGCTTTTTATTCTATTAAGTTCTATTTCGTGTTTTAATATTTCCATTTAAAATAATTCTGTTTGTTTAATATTTGATTTTCTTATAATTCCTAATGCAGTTTCAAAGATAGTTTTACCAGCTTCGTAATCTACAAGGTTTCTTGCTATTTTATCTGTTCTTTGTTTTCCTTTGTATTTAGTAAAATCGTATTTATGAAATTCACACCATTTTTGCACTTCGTTTTTACCCTCCATTATACTTGATTTTCTTTCATTTAAATAGTTTGGTAAATTAAAGTTTGTCCAATATAAATGCCTACCCCTTTTTTGTGCTGGTATTAATGGCTCATAATAAGGTATAACATTCTCTACAACATATTTTCCTTTAACCCATTTATCTAAAAAAATAATTTCTTGATACAATTTCATATCTGGATAAATTGGTGTTGTTGTATTTCTTCTTGAAAACCTTGCTCTACTATGTGTTGGACAAGGAGGACTTGACCATATAAAATCAAACTCTTTGTAATGGTCTAATAAATACTGATGTGCATCTGCAACTATTACTGTATCATTTGGAAAACGATCTTGATATAGTTTAGCAAGTTCTTCATCCCATTCAACTGCTACAACTTCAATATCTTCTTTTACTTCGTTCCACTTGTATCTATTGCCACCTAAACAAGCATATAGGTTTAGTATCTTCAACTCGTTCTTAATTTTAAAAGGTTGTAGCATTCTATGTATTTTTGTCGTGCTTTACCTTTGTATTGTTCTTTAAATAATTTGTACATCTTCTTTGTGTATTGGTATTTTGTTTGGCAATCTTCAAAATACTTTTGTGCGAATCTTACACCTTTACCTTTAAAATAATTGACATTATCAGCAGTATCTCCTACAATCATTTGTTCGTAAAAGTTATACAATGCTTCATCTTCTGAAATGTCTAATACTTCTTTGTGCTTATAGTGATAGTTGTATATTAAAGCTGGGAATTGTTTGTAGTCTTTATCTATTGATACTATCATTACTTCATTCCTGCCTAATTCATCTGTTAGTTGCTTCCAGTACCTTGCAACCATATCATCTGTTTCAACACCAAAACCATATACTGAATCGTAATGTTCTTTTACAAATTGGTGCATATCATCTAATAGAGGTGGCAATTCTTGTTTCTTTCTATTGGCTTTATAATCGTTTGTTATAAGTTTTCTAAAGTTGCCCTTTGATCCACTAAAGGTTATTACCTTATCTATTTGGTACATTTCTTCAAGATGATTTACTATTGACATATATTGCTCATCAAACTTTGCCCTTGCATCTTCTATATCTGTATAGTATTTTTCATCTTCGGGGTGTTCACGCTTCTTATAACAAGCAGCGAATATTAAACTATCTGCATCTACTAATAATATCATATTTTAAACTTCATTTGCTTTTATTATTTTTTTTATATTTTTTTATTAATCAATATATATATATTCACGATAGCTTTCTACTATTTCGTTAAGTTCTGAATAATGACCTAACTTATATAATATATCGTTTTTTTCACAATGAAACATTTGTCCACCATTAATAAGCCATTCACAATCATCATCAATATTACCACCAATATCATCTACAATTATTATAATATCTAATCCAGTAATATCATCATCTAATCCTAATAAATCTTGATTATAATTATCCATTATATGATGTGGTATGTATAAAATATCTCCATCTTTAACATTTTTTGCTTTTATTTTTTTTA